GTAAAAGCTAATTCAATGGGTACTGCAATTCCATTGCCAAGCTATCCACGTGGTGATGTACAGGTAACAATCAATGGAATTGCACTTACAAAGGGTACACCACAATTTGCTGCAGATTATATATTAGACCCAGCAAATACAACTGGTTCAAGTCAAATTATCATATCAAATCCAGATGTAATCTCTTATTTAGCAATACCTGTAAATCAGACGGTTCAGGTTGCATATGTGGAAGTTGTTGGTAGTGATGATATTAGTGCCAGAAGTGAAGTTGTAAGAGTAGATAGTTTCAATAGTGGTAAGGTTTATTTCAATAGTGGTGCAAATAAATATGTATATAAACTTAATTATAAAGCAAATAATGCCAGTGACCTTAAAGTTTTAATTGATGGTATTGCATTAGAACCTGATATGGATTACAGTATAAATACGCAAAATAAATTCGAAGTATTTTTGCCAAGTGGTATTAGATATGGTACGATTATTAGTGTGTATTATCTCGTTGCAAACAATGAATATTTCACACCTGTGGTTGCAAATACTTTTGGTGTTGGCGATATAAGTAATTTATCGTTTCTTGAATTCATTGAATTAATACAAAGAAGGATGATAAATGCAAGGACAAGAAAAACTATTGGTGATTTCAAAGGTGGTTATTATCCAGCATTGTTAAATGTATATATTCAATATTTAAAAAGAGGACTATTACCTAATGGCGACCCGTTACAATCGAATGGATATACGTTTCAAAATCTATATTCATTTTTGAGTAAATATAATGCATTTTTTCAAAGATTTGTTGACCAGTTATTATCTGCTACAATTATAATAAAACAAGGTGGTTTATTGGTGAGAAATACTGTATTTACTAAACAGAAATTCATGTATAAAAGAGGTGTTAATGTGCCTTCGAATAATAGAATACTTTTACAATATTTTGGTGACAGTGGAAGTCAATTTCTTGTTGACCAAAATTACTATGAGCCAGCACCACCGAGTGCCGTGATTCCAACACTTACAACAGGTAATCCACAATCTGTTGGACAGACAAGTTCAATAATATTTAATAATAATGTCATATCAGATGGGGGGTCATTTGTTACCGAACGTGGTGTTGTTTATAGCACATCACCAAATCCATTATATAGTGGCAATAAAACATCTGATGGTATCGGTACTGGTTTATATACAAGCACGTTAAATTTACTTATGCCGAGTACGTTATATTATGTCAGAGCTTATGCTGTTAATGGTGTTGGTCTTGCATATGGTAATGAAAAACTATTTACAACACAAGCAGTTCCTGTTGTACCTATATTAGAAACTAAGCCGCACACTAGTGTAACCACTACATCAATACTTGGTACTGGTGGTCAAGGTATATCACCTTCTGGTATATGGCTCACAATTGATTATTATTTCATGGAATATAAAGAAACTACTTCTGGTACTTGGTTACAGACATCACCATCAGCAGGATTTATTATGGTTAATAATTTTACTCAAAACATAAGTGGTTTAGATTCAAATACTCCATATAACTATCGTGCTGTTATGGTGATTGATGGTATTTCTTATTATGGAAACGTACTCACTGTATACACAGCAGCTATAACACTAGTAGCACCAACAGTAACAACTGCAGTGGTAACATCCATAACACCAACTGGTGCAACAGGTGGTGGAGAAGTAACATCTGCTGGTACATCTGCAATTACTGAACGTGGTATAGTATGGAGTATGACAGTAAATCCAACAACAGGAAATACTAAGGTAGTTGCTGCTGGTACAACAGGTAGTTTTACCTCACCAATAACTGGTTTAGCTCCAAACACCACATATCATGTTAGAGCATATGCACGAAACGCTCAAGGATTAATTTCATACGGTGTTGATAGAACGTTTACGACAACATCTAATCCTGTTGAAGTATTTTTTAGTTCAGTCGTAGGAGAACAAGCAAGAATGTCTGCAGATAATTTAAATAGTCAGGTTCTTTCAATTACATTTAGTTATACACTTGATGCTAATTGTGATGCAGTTTATCCTGAAACATATAGTTCGGGATATGCTAATATTAGTATATCGTTGAATGGTGGAAGTACTTGGACAACAATAGATAGTGTTTATATTGAATGTAATGGTGCTGATTCGAGTAATTCTGATACTGTGGTTGGAACATATGTTGTAAATGGAATTACTGCTGCAAACATTGGTTTAATTAGGTTTAGTGGTGATTATCGCTGTAGTAGTACGTTTGATGGTGCAAGTGGTGGTGTTATGATTATCATATCATCGGTTGTTGCTAATGTAGGTACTGCAAATGTTAAGTGTAACAATAAGTTTTCTATTGGTTGTTATAGTACTGGTGATTTATCTTGTACAATATAATAAAAATAATTTCATGTATTTATGGTAAATAAATAATAGATGGCATTCATTGAGAAAAAAGACCCTGTAGTATTAAACATTAAATTAACCTCAAAGGGTAGAGAATTACTATCAACAGGTAAATTGAATTTTAAATATTTTGCAATTGGCGATAGTGAAATTGATTATGATTTTGTTAGTGCCGTTAATGCTATTGATAATAGCTATACTGCATTTAACTCATCAATAATGAGACCAATGGATAATAATCCGAGTATTATTTCATTTATTCCTCAGAATCTATTGGGTGACCCATATAATGTAATATCCTCAATACCAACAACATGGTATCCAGTTACTAATACTGTTGAACCAATTGGTTTTTTTACCAATACTTATGATAATACATTTACTTTCATAAAAGACACTAATCATGTTAAACAACCTGATGTGATGATTGATATGAGTGGGGTTACTGGTGGAACTAAATTAACGTTAAAAAAAGGACCTGAATATGGAACAAGCGGTGAAGAACCAGAAGTTGGAGATTTTGTTCTGGTAAAATGGACATTAAACGCAGATACTACAGGTTTTACAAGTAACAAGAACATACCAACGCCATTTTTAATTTATCAAATTGTTAGTGGCGTTAGTGGTAATTTAGGAAGTGGTTCAGTTGTAGTTACTGTTGATAGAGAGTTACCTGATTTCAGTAGTTATTCACCAACAGTTAAAGCTGGTGCAATGATATATTATAATCAAATTACTTTCAGTGGTGCATCAATACTTAATCAATTTTCAACCGATTATCTCGATGAGAGCGTATTATCATTTCTTGAAAACAGCCAGTGCCCCACAGTAATATTCCCTTTCTGGAATATGTCAATTATTTTCACAGAAGAAATTGCTGGTGTGTTGTCTGGAACAACTAATAGAAAGTATACGCAATTTAAAAGTAGAACGTATGGTGGTTTTGTATCATATATTCAAAGTCAACAACCATATTATAAAAAATTGGGTGTTATTCATTACACCAATCAATCTCCAGCTAACGTATATGCAGAAGGATTTTATCAATCAACACCTAAATTAGAAATACCTTTAATAATGTGGCATAAATCCAGTGGTGAAACATTGGGTGTTACATTAACTGCTGGGAATGATTATACTTTAGTTGATTTAGGTATTCATTATTACGATTTGGTTGATGAAAATAATAATATTGTCGGTAAGATATTCGATGAACTAAAAATGTTTTTAATTGAAGACCAAGAAATGTTAAATGCAATGTCATATAAATCAAATAGGTCGTGGACACTTCCAGAATTCGGATTAACTGCTGGAGGTGGTTATATTGCACCACCACCAGCACCGCCAACATTATTCGTTCAAACAGTTATCGGTGAAGCAGGTTCGATTAAAAACACTGGCGGTAGAAATATAATTGGTTGGGATATAGTTACTGAGTATGGGGTACAATATAAGTTGGCTACTGACTCAGATATTTCAGCAAACTGGTTAAAAGTATTTAGAACAACAGCACTTACTGGTGATAGTTTTACTATAAATATCGAAGATACTTTATACAATACAACATATAACTATCGTGCATATGTAAGAAATGGAAATAACGAATTTTTTGACAAAGCAAATACATATGTAATTACAACACTACCTGAACCAGTTGTTCCACCAGCACCTCCAGTAATTACACCATCTGTTGAAACAACTAATGGTACTGCTGGAATTGGAAGAATTGAAAACACAGGTGGATATAATATACCTTCAAGTGTAGGCGTTGCTGTTGAGAAATATGGTATGATGTATAGAAGGACAGGTCTACCCAATGAACCTTGGACTAAATATCCGACTCTTGGTTCGACAGGACCGATTCTGGGTACTGGTTGGAATACGACAATAATAGGTTTATTGCAGAATACAACATATGAATACAAATCATATATTCAAGTTGCTGGCGTTGTATATTCTTCTTCAACCACACCAGTTAGAACAATTACAACACCTGCTGTAGCACCACCAGCGGTTTATGTACCAGAAGTTGAATCAGGTATGATATCTACACAAACAGTTGTAAATACAAAAGTAATGGTATCAACGAAAAATAATGAAATTATTGATGCTGGTGGCGCAACAATTACTGAATATGGTATATTATATACACAAGATGCAACAAAAAATAATGCATTGGATTTACAATATGGAAAAACTGGTATTCTAAAGGCATCGACTGTTGGAAGTATAGCTGAAGGAAACGTGTTTAATCCAGCAATGCCTAATTTAACCCCAAGTACTGGAATTTATTTCAGAGCATTTGCACAAAACAGTGCTGGTATTGGATATGGTAACATTATTTCTGGTGCTGTAATGGCTTTGCCTGTACCAGAAACTAAACCAACAGTATATATTTCAAATATTACTCAAACGAGTGATAATATACAGACCTCAAGTGTAATTAGTGCTAAAATCGGTTTAAGTAAACCATTAACGGCTGGACAAGAAATTGTATTACATTTCACCAACAATGCAGTTTCTGATACAGCAACACTCCCAAATACCTCATTACTTGCACAAATTAGTGCATGTGCATATTATACTTTAGGTACGAGCACAGTTAAGCAAGAGTTGGCTTCAAGTTCAATAGCTGCAGGTGCTATAACAAATTCATCGCAAACTAAAAGTGGAGCATTCACAATTACATCTACGAATATAGGTACTTTCTGTTTACATGCTATTGCAACTAGTTCTATTAAAAATGTGGGGCGTTCATATAGTAATCTTGCTTCAATTTCTCTTGTAAGTGTTGATAATTCTGGTGGTGCAAACTATGAAGTGGGTGTACCAAATAGAACTATTGCTGCTAATAGTGGTGAAATCATGTAGACGATGGGGGATTCTTTTACTAGATAATATAAAAACAAATAAAAAATGGCAGAAAATTATACAATATTTATTTCATATATCTTAGAACCAACTGGTACTACAAATAGTCATGGTTATGGTAAAGCGATTCATTGTAATTACATTAAAACCACGCAGATGGAAACAGATAATATCTTAGCTGAAGAGCTTAGAGTTACTTTTTCGGGTGGAACTACTGGTACGTCTGCTGGTTTTAAATTTTTAAGTGATAATATTTCTGGTGGTACAGGATATACTGCACATAAAATCTATGCATTAATTCAATTAATTAATAATAGTGGATATACTAATACTGATAATATAAAGCCAATATCGTCTGATTGGAAAATATTTGATATGACCAACCAGTGTACTGGATATACAACAGGTGGAACATATATGTTAACAGCAGAAAAAATATTGTTTCAGACACTAAAAATTCCACTATTACATTATTGGGACATTCTTGCTACCACATTTATACCATATGACTTAGCATATTTAAATTATCCATCGGCATTACCGATTGATGACGATAAACTTTGTTTTGGTGATGAGACATATTTTTTAGGTAATGTTATAACTGATATTAAAGCAGATGTATTTGTAACAGACCTTTCAATTGATTTACCGTTAAACGAATTTAATTCAACATCCAACCTTACTTGGGATGGAGTATCATCAGTAGCCATTACCGAAATTGGTATATATGACGAGAATAAAAATCTTGTTGCGATTGGTAAATTGAATGACCCAATCGAAAAAAACGATTCGGTTTCCAGAACAATTTTATTCGCAATAGATTTTTAATCTAAAATAATCGTAAATTTTTATATTTTTTTATAAATCTTTAGTATTTATTATAAATTATGACAATAAATAATTTATAATATATGAAAGATTTACACACACTTAGTGAAACTAAGCCAAAATCAATTATTATTGATGGCGAGATTCACGATAGTTTTAAAAAGCTATGCAAAGGAAAAAGCATGAAAATTGGTGGGGTTATTGAGGATTTAATTATCCTCTATTTACGTGACCCAAAGAATGTACAAAAAATGATTGATGAAATGAAGGACGAAAAATTAGTTTTCAGTCAATTAAAATAATTATTATGGAAAAATATATATGGTCACTGGATATAAGTACAACTAATATCGGAAGCGCATTATGGGATTCGAATGGAAAATTAATTGAGTTAAAGCATCTTGAACTTAAACTCGGTAAGGATGTTTCAATTGAAGAGAGGGATATTCATAAAGCCGAAATATTTAGAAAATATGTGCAGGAATTTAAAGAACGCATATTAAAAGAATTAAATGGTGAAGTTGTGCATATAGTTGTTGAAGAACCGCTTGGTGGTAGTGTTAATCCAAGTACTGCTGCATTATTATTTGGTTTTAATGGTGTATGTCGATACATATTATATACAATATTTGATATTCTTCCTAAAAAGATTAGTGTACATGATTCACGTAAAATATTCTGTCATGAATTAGTTAAAGTGTCATATAAAAAGGGTGAAAGTGTGGAAACCCTTTCATTTCCTGAAAAATATAAAAAAGATAAAAAGTTGTATATTTGGGAAAAAGTATGTAAATTAGAACCCCAAATTGAATGGTTTTACAAGAAAGATACTCAAGAACCAAAAGACATTTGTTTCGATATGTCTGATGCTTATTGTGTAGGCTATGCAGGACTAAAGCAATTGGGAATTATTAAATGAAATATATATACTTAATTCAGTCATTAGAAAACGGATATTATAAGATTGGTGTATCAAAGCATCCACAACAACGAGTTAAAGAATTGCAAACAGGAAACCCTTCTGGATTAAAGCTAATTGAAACCTATCAATCTGAATTCGCAAATAAAATCGAAAAAACTTTACAGAGAAGATATTCTTGTCTAAAAAAAGTGGGTGAATGGTTTGATATGGGTATAAGTAATGAGGTATCCTTCAGAACCGAATGTAAAGATATTGAGGAAACTATTGTTCTTCTTAAAAAAAGTGGTAATGTATTTATTTAAAAACACTTGTGTTTTAAATATTTTTATCATATTTTTGACAGAAATTCTAAAATAATATTATTTAACTCATCTAAAATGACAAAAGAACGAATAGAAAAAGCAGTAGAAATTATAAATTATGCAATTCAAAATCAAATATCAGTTAAAGAAGCTTCAGTAAAATGTGGGTATGCCGATACCTACGTGAAAAACATTAAAGCTATTGTATACGATAGCTATGAAAAGGGAAATCTTGATGACGAATTATTTTCATTGTTTGATGAAGCATATAAACAATATGTAAACAATAAGGGGTTTGGTTTAATCCACGATGAAACAAGTCTTGAGTCACAAATCGACATAGCGATAAAAAAACCCGAAAATTCATTACCTGACGAAAGTCTTAAGTATTACGAAGAAGATAACGAAGGATATGTTGAATGGATTAGTGGGGCAAATTATCCTGTTGACCATATAAAAACCGTTCCACAATTACTTCAGGCAACAGAAGTTGATACTGAAATCTGGCGAGTTAGAGACCAATTGGTGAACAAATGGGACATGACAAGCAAAGTAAATGGTTTTCCAGTTACAATTCAAAACTTTCAGGTTAAAGTTAGGTTGGAGAAAAAATTACAAGATATTAAAGAAAGGGCGATTGGTGAATTGTTTCAGGAAATGTGTAAAAACTATGTACCACCAGTTCTTGATTGGATGCCTGAAACGCCTTCAGAACGTCACGAAAATAATTTATTTGAAATAACCTGTTTTGACCTACACATGGGTAAACTGGCATGGGGTGGTGAAACTGGTGAAAATTATGATACAAAAATAGCTCGTCAACGATTTCTAGACACAGTGGAAACTCTTATTCGTAGGGCAAGTAGTTTCGAATATTCCAGAATACTATTCCCAGTTGGTTCAGATTTTTTTAACAGTGATACTATCTATAATACCACAACAAAAGGCACACCACAGGATGAAGACCTGAGATGGCAAAAAACATTTAATGTTGGTGTGAGACTACTTGTTGATGCAATTAGTTTATTGAAACAAGCTGGTGTTCCTGTTGATGTGGTGGTTATCCCGGGGAATCACGATTTTGAACGTAGCTTCTACATGGGTGCATATCTTGAAGCATGGTATCATAACGACCCGATTGTAAACATAAACAATGGTGCATCACCGAGAAAATATTATCGATTTGGTAAAGTATTGTTGGGTCTTACTCACGGTAGTGAAGAAAAGGAAGCATCACTGCCACTATTAATGGCAACAGATATTGAATCAAAACCTCACTGGACTGATACTACCTATCATGAATGGCATGTTGGTCATATTCATAGAAAAAGAGATGTAAAATACACAGTTCTCGATAAGTCAAGAGTGACTAATGAAGATTTGGGTGTTACCGTAAGGTATCTATCAAGTCTTACTGGAACTGAAGAATGGCATCATAAAAAGGGTTTTGTTGGTGCAATTAAAGCAGGAGAAGCTTTCATTTGGAATGATGAAGCTGGTCTTCTTGCACACTTAAACGCAAATTTAAAATTAAATATTGAGGAATAATTATGGCAAAGAAAAATGATTTAGTAGCATTAGCAAAAGGCAATAGCGGGAAACCAGTTGTTGCAGCTAAAAAACCTGTGGTTAAAGCAGTTGAAAAACCAAAAACCCCAGAGGAAGAAAGAGACTTAAAAGCAAAAGCAAGAGTCGAAGAATTATTGGAGGGTGTTGAATTAACACCAAAAAAAGAAGAACTATTTGAAATTGTTGACGAAACACCGAAAGAAGGTCAAGAATGGCTTGAAGAACAAGTTTCTTCGTTATCTGAATCCTCTGAAGCATTAAGAGCAGAATTAGTTGTAGCTAAAGAAGATTATCGGAGAATTTTTGAGGAAAATCAAAGAATTAAAAATGGTGCCGGTATTCAAGATGATGGTATTATAAGGACAAATACTATTAAATTATTTATGGAATTACAGGATGCATTAGTTGCAATGGGTAATAATCCACAAACTGGTGCACCGAATTTAATAATCCATCCAGTTGCATTTTTAAACAAACTTTTAATATTTTTTCCATATTTGGAGCAATATAGAAAGTTTTGATAAAAATATTTTAATGTGAATTGCTCTAAACACTTTGTTTTAGAGCAATTTTTTTTTATATTTGCTTCATGGTAAGAGGACTGGAATTTCATTCTATAATTCAGAACATCTTTACGGATGTTAATGGCTTGCAAGTGTCAGAACAATTGCAAGTTAACTGTCCTCGTTGTCAAGAACGAGATGGATTGCCGTATCCTGATGGTAAGTTTAATTTAGAAATCAATACTGCAAAACGTCAATTTAGGTGTTGGAAATGTGATGACCCCAAGTTCAGTGGGTCACTTGGTAGATTGATTCGAATTCTCGGTTCTTCTGCCGATTATCAAATCTATAAAGCCTATGCTGGTACATTTTCTGATTATGTTGGAGACGAAGATGAAAAAGAATATGTACAAGTAAAGCTTCCTGATGAGATGATATATTTTAGTCAAATGGAACTAAATAATTCAGAACATTTCAAAGCATATAGTTATTTGGTTACTGAAAGAAAAATAAGTCGAGAAATTATATTAAAATATCGGCTTGGTTTTTGCACCACTGGAAAATACGCTGAGAGAATAATTATTCCGTCTTTTGATATTAACGGAGAAATTAATTATTTTGTTGGTAGATATTATGGAAATGACCTCAAAATTAAAAAGAAAATACCTTATTTAAATCCCCATGCTGATAAGGATATGATTATTTTTAATGAAGGTCTTGTGAATTGGGATTCTTCCGTATACCTTGTTGAAGGTACGTTTGATATGTTAAGCTTTCCTGTTAATATTATTCCATTGTTAGGGAAATCGTTATCAACTACGTTGTTTCTAAAACTGAAAGAATTAAAACCAGATGTTGTTATTTTATTAGACCCTGATGCATATAAGAATAGCATCGAATTATATTATACGCTACAGACCATTTATGCTGGCAGCGAAGAAAGGGTAAGAATCGTTAAATTACCAACAAATGATGACCTTGATGAACTAAGAAAAAAACAAGGAATCGATGAAGTCATAAAAGCACTTTATAGTGCAAGACAATTAACCATTGACGATAACTTTATTAATAAGTTGCAGAAACCATATGATTATAATAGAGCAGGAAGACGGGATTCTTATTCAAAATATTTTGGATGGCAATCTGGGAGCACAAGAAGTCTTATATAATAAATATAGAAAAATAGTAAAAGATTATATACGAAGTAAATATTTAAATTATTATGATATTGATGACGATGTGTCTGAAATAATGATTAAGATATTCTTAGGGTTAAACACGTATGATAAAACTAAGGGTAAATTTAAGACATGGGTTATCAATATTGCCAAACATTATATGATTGATAAATGGCGAAGCAATACAATTACACTTACTTCACTAAGTAATTCGACATTAACATTCAATGATAATACGTGTCAATATAACTCTAATACTGGTTCAATTGACTGGTCTGTTGATTCTTCTAATTTAGGAATGATAACCACATGTAGTACCACTGATTTTGAAAATTGTAGTTCCATTAGCTATATAACAACACAATTATCACCCGCAGACTACACGTTATTGGATATGAAATACGTACAGGGTTATGATTACAATGAAATTGGAAAAGAATTTAATCTTACCAGTAGTACTGTTAGTAATAAAGTGAATTACATCAAAACAAAATTGAAAAAAAATAAAGAAATCGTATTTGAATAAAAAGGTGTCGAATTCGACACCTTTTTATTCATGGACTTCTAATACAAATTACTTAATTTCAATGGCTTTTTTACTTAACTTCGCATCTATTTCAATTTTTGGTATGATTATTTTAAGTATACCATCAACCAACGAAGCATCAATTTTTTCTTTATCGACATTATCTGGCAACTTGAATATTCTTTCATATTTACCAAAATAAGTTTGTTTGCGATTATATTGAATGTCTTTAATTTCCTTACGTTCGGCTTTAATAGTCAAAACGTTTTTTTCTACATCAATACTAATGTCTTCTTTCTTTACTCCAGCCAATAACATCTCAACCTGAAATTCAATTTCATTTTCAATTACATCATGAATTGGTGATTTTACTTCAGTATTAATTTCAGGAAAATCAAATGCGTCTTCGAAAAGTGCATCGAATAAATTAATTGTAGGATACTTACTTCTTATTGCTAACATAGTTTTAAATTTTTTATATAAAGTTATTTTCTCTAAGCTAATCAAAATCGATGCCAGCGAAGTAATCTGACATAATTTATATGATTTTAAGACAAACGCTGACATTCTGACAATTTTTAAAAATCCTTGCATCTAATAGGGGTTTTAGATATATTTGTAAAAAAATTTATATATGATAGAGACGATTGCCCACATTGCTGACGTGCACATCCGTAAAACTCCAACACGTAGCGAAGAATATCAACAAGTATTTAAAAGGCTAATAGCATCATTAACAATAAAAAAACCAGATAGAATCGTAATTGTTGGCGATTTAGTTCACGATTATCTCGACCTTCAGGGGGAACAATTGATATTGGCGAGCGATTTACTCAACGAATTGAGTAAAATTGCTCAAGTTCGTGTAACCAGAGGTAATCATGACTGTTTTACTGGTGACCATGAGATTTTAACTAAAGATGGTTGGAAAACACTAGTTGATTATATAAATTTGGGGTCTGATATGGAGGTATTAACATTTAATCCCAACAATGAACATCTTGAATTTCAAATGCCTGATGAAAAAGTTGTAAAACAATTTAAGGGTAATTTGAAACAATTTAGAACCAATAAATGCGAATTTAAAGTCACCCCAACACACGAAATATTATTACATCAATATTCAAACAATAGTTATGTTAAAAAGTATGCAGACACTGTTGATTTAAATAGTGATTATAGAATTCCTTTACGTTCTAAAGAGATTATCGATGGTTTTGATAAATGGTTTGAGTTGCTTGGTTTTTGTTTGGCAGATGCTACATTTGTAATTAAAAACCAAAATACTATGAACGGGAGGGTTCAGTTTCATTTCAAAAAGGAAAGAAAAATTAATTATTTATGTGATTTATTGAGTGGATTGAAAATTCCATATAAACTCAGAGATGGCGATAAAAAAAGGAATACTAAGGTTATTTGCATTTATTCTCAATATGCACGAGACATAATGAAATTTTTTAATTATAAAAAAGAATTGTCTTATGAAATGGGATTATTAAATCAATCTAAATTTAAAATCAAATCATTTATTAATGGATATTTGAGTGGTGATGGGTCATTAATTGAAAATGATAGATACGCATGTGCCACGATATATAATCAAAATGCCGAAATATTAACAACAATATCAAACTATGTCGGTTATTCGGGATATGTTCAAGATAGTGATGTGTTTGGAAATTATGAAAATTCTAAAAGACAATATATTTTTTTCATCATAATAAATAATGATTCAAAAACAACTCAAATAGAGGAAATTACTGATATTCAATATGATGGCAATGTGTATTGTTTAACAGTACCTAATGAAAATCTATTTATTAGATATAAGGGAAGACCATTTATTACTGGTAATTGTCGTAAGAAGAATTTAAAGCGTGTTGATAGTGTTAAGGCTATTGTGGAAACCCTACATAACCCAAATGTTATTTATTTTGATTCAACAGGTTTTTTTGATGATGAAAATGTGACTTGGGCTGTTTGGCATCATGGAGAAAAAAATAATAATCCGTGGAAAACAAAAGAAGGAAAACTTGAAATCAATAGAAAATCTAATGCAAGAGTTTATATTGATTTATTTCATGACCCAATTACTGGTTGTAAATCAACAACTGGTTTTGAAATGAGTAGTAAATCTTATTATAAAATCAGTGACTTCAAAGGAGACTTTTCGTTCTTCGGTGATATTCATCGAATGCAGTATTTTGATAAAGCTAAAACAAAAGGATTTTGTGGTTCATTAATTGCACAGGATGTTACAGAGGGTGATGAGAATTTTCATGGTTACCTTTTATGGGACGTTAAGAATCACAGTGTTGAGGAAGTTTCTATTGCAAACGACTATTCGTTTAAAAACGTAAAAATAACACCATATACCGATTTCGAAGATTTGGATTTCGAAATAGAAAATCCAACAAAACACATGAAAATTAGATTTGTTTGGGGTACATTACCACAAACAAGAAGTAAAGATTCGGAAAGAAAACTAATTGAATATGTGAAAACCAAATACAATAATGTTAATGTTGTTTTTTCACATAAAAACGAATTTCTGGAAACCGAGAAAATTGATGTAAGCGAAAATGTTACATTGGAAAACGTTACTTCAAAAGAAGTTCAACATGAAATATTTAAAGAGTTTTTAACTAAAATTGGTGTTGAGGAAAGTGTAATTGCTGATGTAATTGCGCTTGACGAAGAAATTTTAAGTGAAATCGATGTAACTGATGATGTTAGTGTTGAGTGGAACGTTATTAAATTTGGTGGAAATAATTTCATGTCATATGAGAAACTTGATATTGATTGGCGTGATATGGATGGTTTATTTCAGATTACTGGAATAAACACTGCGGGTAAAACTACAATAATGAAGCTAATTTCATATGTACTGTTTGGCAAAACACTTGAAACGGAATCAAGAATGAAGTTTGGTGATAAGCGTTTTGTTAATAATAGAAATGGTGCAAAATTTTGTGATGCATATTTAGTAATTGAAGCAAATGGTGAATATTATGGAATAAAAAAGAAAACCGAACTTAGTGTGGCAAGAGACGGCACAATTAATGGTGCTCCAACAACATTGAGTTATTATATGCTTTCAACACCTGATGATGAAATGAATGATGAAACATCATTAGATAAATTGGATGAAGACCGTAGAGTAAAAACTCAGAAAAAAATTGAAAATATTGTTGGTTCATACGATAATTTTATGCGTATCGTTATGACTACAAGTGATACACTTAATAGAATATTGTCAAATGATATGGCTGTTTTTATTGATTCACTATTATTCGATAGTGGGTTGGATATTTTCGATAAAAAACTTGAGGGTTGGAAAGTTGTTAATAAAAGGGTAAATGAAAAACAAAGACTTAGCTGTAATATTGAAGCTACGACTCAACTTAATGCAATATTAACCCAAGAAATTACTGATTTAAATGGTGAAATAAATCAGATTGAAACAATTAAGCTTCCAGAAGTTCAGGAGAATATAACCAAGGGAAGAAAATATGTTGAAGACCTGACAAAAAAATTATTTAAAATCGACCCCGAAATTTACAATTTAAACGTAGATGATACCAAAGCTGATATAGGAGACCATAATAGGGCGATAGTCGATTTACGGGCACGTAAAGCAGTAATTGAAGAGAATATTAAGCCGTTAAAAGAAACCTATGATGTTGAGAAACTAAATAAACTTACAGATAAAAAAGATGCGCATAAGACGAATGAATATAATTTTAAATTAGAAATAAAAGGTTTTGAACAAATTAAAACCGATGAAGAACATAAAATCGAAATAATCAATGGTGATATCTTTAGATTAAAAGAAGAGGGTGTTAAACTTAAAAGGGAAATTGCCGACCTTAAAAATAGTAAAAATTGTAGTCAGTGTGGACAGGTGATTGAGAAACAGGAACATAAAGACCATATAAGTAAATCTATTAAGGAAAAAGAAGAAAGAATGTTCAGCATTGCCGACCAGATTAAGGCTAAAGAAAATGTTGATAAATTGAAACATCAGAAAATTATTAATACTCAAATAAGTGAGATTGCGAGAATTAATGGTGAGATTGAAAAGCTTTCCCTTGCAATGGAGAACATTCTTAAGGAAATTGGCGTAATTACCAATGATAAGAATGATGTTGAAAAACGGAAGGAATTACAAATTGAATTAGACCAGATTCCAACTAAAATTGAAAATGAGAAACTAAACATCCAGATTCTTCAACAAAAAATCGATAACTATGATAATAGTTTAAAACAAATTGAAGAAAATCAAAAGATTGAAAAGGGTATTACTGCAGCTAAATTAAGACTAACTGAACTTGAAACAGATGAGGCGAGTGAAAGGGAAGATATTTATATTAGAAAAACACAAATTGGTGAAAAACAATTAAAAATAATGAATAACAAGATATTGATTGAAGAATTTAAGCTTCAAGAATATCGTGACATGGTTATGGAATTGTATAAGAAATGTGTTCATAGGGATGGAATACCAAGACAAATGTTGGTGAACTATATAATACCTAAAATTAATTTGACGTTGGAAAGCATATTAAGCGTAGTTCCGTTTAAAGTATGGCTTGATATCGATGATTTAAGACCCAAATTAGTATATAATAATAGACCTACAGCCGTCATTGATTGTATTAGTGCCAGTGGTAAAGAAAGAACGTTCTCCAGTGTTGTATTAAAATTTGCATTGAACCAAATCAATGTGAAAGCTAAACCAACAATATTTTTATTGGATGAAGTTATGGGTAAATTGGATGAGAATAGTGTAGAAGAATTTGTTGAGCTTCTTCACACAATGAAAACCAACACAAAAAGAATATTAATTATTGAGCATAATGCCGAAATAAACCCCGATTATTTGATAAGTGTTGAATTAAATGAAGACGGTATATCATCATTAATACTCGAATAAAACATATTTTTTACTATTTATGTAAAAAATTGTGTCATGGATTTAAAGAAATATGATGAATTAAGAAAGAAGATTAGCACCAAAGATTTCGAAGGAAATAATAAGGGATTGGATAAATGGTTATATAGTTTTTCATTCGTTGGAAACTTAGTTTCAATTTTTTTTGCATATTTTTTATTATACCCTGCATTATTAAAGGCAATATCCATTAATTTGGTATCTGGTATGTGGGGTACGGTATTAGCTTTTATATTTGCAAATACGTTTCTCATTATATTTGAAATAGTAAAACGATATTTATTTAGAAACTTTTCATCTGATTTTGTTGCGAGTGGTAGAAAAATAAGTGCTTCATTACTTGGATGGTTAACCATATCTTTAGCAATAATATCATTAAGCTTTTTTCTTTCACTTGTTGGAGCAAAAAATCTTGCAAGTACGAGTTCAGTTAAAAATACTGTGGCAATGACAACGATTGATATTCAAAAAGATAATCTTGCAATAACATATGAGAATAAAAAGAAGGTATATGAAGTAGATAATCAAGCATTGCGAAACGTAAATAATGATTTGCGTAATACTTTGGCACAAACACCAATCAATTATGCAACAGTACGTAGGGATTATCAAGAAAGTATTGATAAAAACACGAAAATTATTGAAAGCAACCAAGCTGAAATAAATAAAATTGACGAGCAGTTAAAACAAAGGGTTGAAGAACTAAAAACTGGTCTTAATAAAACCATTGCTGGTAATGCAACAGAAGATACAAAAAATATTTTTTTATTCATAATTATTGCTATATTTGCAGAAGCAATTATTATTGGTGGTGTTTATTTTAGAGAATGGTATGAGTATAATTTATATGTGCTTAATCAACAAAAATTTGAAAAAATTTATCAGAAAAAAGATAGATATCGTTCATTATTGTCCTTTGTGTATAAAGATGGTAAGTTAACTACTGGTGATAGGGTAATTAGTGGAATGGAACTAAAAGAAATTGTTGCAGAAAAAACCACTTTACAGAATTCGAATAAATTAGTTGACGAATTTTTAAAAGAAATGGATAATTTGGGTATTTTTTCTACAACTGGTAAAAGAAGATTTATTGTAATGAGCTATAATGAAGCACAGAATGTTATTGAACATTTTGATGATGCATACCGAGCACTTGAAAATATAAAATAAAAATATGATGGAAGACGTAGAAGCTTTTGAGAAAGGTAATTTAATTAAAGAAGCCTTAAAAATTGTCAATAAACTTGCTAAAAATGACCTCGCAGATATTGATGGTGATTTTGATAAGGATAATTTTAATTATGAAGAATTGCAGAAATTAATTGTGAAAGCAAGAGGATTGACAAAAAATAGATGGTGGAAATTAACATAATATTATGAGTAATACTAATTGGGATTTAAGGTTTATGGTACTTGCTGACCATATTGCTGGTTGGAGTAAAGACCGTAGTACAAAAGTGGGTGCAGTAATAGTTAGAGACAAAAATCCAATATCAATGGGATATAATGGATTTCCAAGAGGGTGTGACGATGAAAAAGAAGAAAGACATGAAAGACCCGCCAAGTATGATTGGGTTTTACATGCGGAAGAAAATGCAATCATGAACGCTGCTCGACATGGACAAATTACTAAAGATGCTGACATGTATGTCAATTGGTTTCCTTGTTCAAAATGTGCTGGTATGATAGTAAATGCAGGAATAAAACGCATTTTTTGTGATAAAGAACCTGATTTTAATAACCCTCAGTTTGGTGCAGGATTTAAATTAGCATTACAAAAATTGGCTGAAGGTGGTGTCGAGATAATATATATGAATTATGATGCACATAGACAAGGAAACATATAAAATATCGGAAAATAATCGATATAAAACAAATTCACCGAAAACTCAAATTGTGCTTGCAATTAGCTTGAGAAAAAATAATTATCATATCACAAGATTACAACACAAAGAATTTGGCAACACTAAAAAATGGTGTACATATAGTATATCGAGAAATGGTAATGTTTATCAACATTTTGACCCAAATTTTCACTCAGATTTTCTTGGTATAAAAGAAGTGGATAGGCGAACAATTTCAATTATGCTGGAAAACATGGGATGTTTATTTGAAACACCATCTGGAAAACATATTAATTGGCTTAATGAAGTTTGTGATGAAAATATGGTTTCTGAAAAAAATTGGCTTGGCTATCGTTATTGGGAAAAGTTTAGTGATGAACAGATGCTGAGTACCGTTGAATTGTGTAGAACTCTTTGTGACGAATTTGGTATTCCAAAACTATTAATTGATTTTCATCATCATCATAAAGAAACTCAAAAATTCAGAGGTATCGTCTTTAGAAGTAATTATATTGAGGATAGTAGTGATATCAATCCACTATTTGATATTACTAAATTTAACGAAATGTTACGTAATGAGTTCATCTAAGTATTTATATGTAAAAACAAAAACATGGACAATAATATAAACAGTAAGAGTACTCCAAATCAAATGCGTGTGTTTATGAAAAGAATTCGTGAAGGTAAATTCGAAGTAATGGAAACCAGCACACCAAAAAAAGATTTAAGCATGAGAGATATGCTTAAAATCACACGTAAATTAAATGAGGAAAATACTGTGGATGATACCAAAAAGGTGGTAGAACCAGTTAGTAAGAAAACAATTTATGATGAAGAGGAAGAAAAAAATAAATTTATTAGCTATTTTAAAGATGCTGACCTTACTATCAGTGCTAAGTTTGTTCCTTTAGAAGTATATGATAATTGGGTGTTCTGGGGTGGTGAAGTTGATGGTGTTATGGCGTTTGTTTATTCAGTAACGCCTGATGAAAGTACAAGTGTATATGAAATTGAACCACTTGAAGATTTTTCACCAGATGCACCGAAAAACGAATTAATCGCTAAATTAATTGAAACATATTATGATATCTTTAAAGAATATTGGCGAGATAATATGATACAAAAATAATTAGAAATGAAAACAATATTATTAAAATTTTGGAAATTTATATTAGTTAAGAATCGCTGGGCAATTGTTTTGGCAATTCTATTAATATTGGGCATGTGGGTTCAGAATACCATAGTTAAAGAATGGAAAAATAAATATCAAACAGAAGTTAAATTAAACAATGCTTTAAACGATACTATTAGATTTTATAAAAATTCTTATGGCGAAGTTGTTGCAGAAAAACTTACTATTCAAGAAAGTATAAAAAATCTTGAAAAAATGTATGGTCAGTTAAGTGATTCTCAAAAGGAATTGATTATTAGAGTAAAGGAATTGGATAAGAAAAGCAATACTATTGTAGCAGCATTAATTACTGCAAATGTTGGTATAACTAATTTGATGCTTAACACAAAACCTGTTATTGATACAACAAACAAAAAAATAACATTTGGTGATTTATATAAGAAAACTATTGATAGTGTTAATTATGAGGTATTATATAAATTTGTTGTTGGAAACGTACTTCCATTTCCACAAACAGCAATACCGACATTATTCATTGATACATTACAATTTCCCAACAAACAATTTATTAGTTTCAGTTACAAAGACGATAAGAAAAATGGTAATCCGATATCATTCAGCGTTTCAAATTCAAATGGATTCTATAAAACCATTGATATTAATAGTTATGCTATACCAACAATTAATACTGAACCAAAATCTAAATTTGGTGAGTGGTTTGACAAAAACGGTAAAAAAATAATATATATTGGTGCTGGAATTGCAACTGGTGCTGGTGGAGTGTACTTATTAACCAAGTAATATACCTCGTAAGTGGGGGACATTTGTTAAATAAAAGAACGTGTGTGGTATTACATACGTTCTTTTTCATTTATATTCAATTTTTTGTGTTCGATAAGTATTTATGAACAACAGATAACTATAGTATGGATAATACAGATGTTAAGAAAATAGTGAACGATGAGATAAAGAATTTTATTGAAGATTCTCTTGATAAGGAAATAAAGAAAATACTTCATGGTTCAAATAGTAAATCAAGAGAAGAAATTCTTAACATTATAAAAAATGCAATGGAATCTGTTTATAAAATGATGTGGATTAAACGTGACTTTTGGAAGTCTGACATACGCTAATAACGAAACATAATGAAAATAATTAAAGAAGATATTAAACCTACACTTTCAAAACCTATTAGCGACCAGTCTAAGGGGTATGAGAAACAATTTATGAAAAGTATGGCAACACATGCACCATCTGTTAATTTAAATGAAGTTGATGTTATGTTATCAGAAGTTGAGCAATCATTAAAGAAAAAGATATTTAGCTTGGCTAAAATGGAATCACTCGTATTTGCAGACCCTAAATTAACTGCAATATATAATGAAATGGCAGAAAATGGTGAAGAAAAATACGGTTATCATTATAACGAAACCATTCAAAACATGATATTTAATGACTATGTTTTAAATAGTCCAAAATATTTACAGAAATATAAAATGGCTGTTCCTAAGAAAAAGAAGAGAAGGGACAAAAGCGGTATAAATCAAGCGAAAAAAGCTGGTCAAGAAACAATAAAAAAAATGAATCCAACCTTTAAACCAAAACAGCCTGACCTCACTGAAGGTGGTGAGCCAGCAACTAAAGTACAATTTCTGGTTAATGAAACCGACCCTGAAAATCAGGACGTTTTTGCTTATTTTCCAGAAGAAACACATAATGGAATATATAAAACGGGTTATGCACACGTAGGACAACACACTTCAGTTCATCCAGATTATGCTGCCGAAAGTCGTGAAGCAACTCCTGAAGAATATGCCGAACTTAAAGCTGAACTTGAAGGACAAGGATATAATCTTGAAGTATTGAATGATGTTCAAGAAACTACTGGTGCAGGTAGTGCGGGTGCATTCGCTCCTGCAATGGGATATGAGAAAAAGGTACAGGAAACCACAACTTCTGCATCATCTGGTGCGTATGTCGGTCCTGCTGCATGGGGTGCAGGTGAATTAACCAAAGGTGGTAAAAGTAAAGCAATGCGTAAACCAATATGGCAGGGTGGTACAATTATTCAAGAAAGTAATTATTTAACCGACCCCAAAGGTTTTGAAAAATATATTCAAATGTTGAACGAACAAAGCGATGCTGATTTTATTTCAAAAAATAGTCAAGCTTATGGTACTGTTAACAACATGAACCCTGTGAATCAAAAAATAATTAAAAACGATATACAAACAAGGAAATGGGATGAACCTAATCTTCGTGGTAATATTGCTGAACAACAAGCAAATATGATAACAACTAAAGACCAGTTAAGACAAATGAAAGCTGCGGGTCAAAAACTAATGAAAGTAATGTTTCCAAGTTTAGCTGGAGAAGCATTATATGCAGTCGCAATTCAACTTGCAAATAGAAAATTGCCATTGAGTTGGGATGATTTACCTGATACTAATTCAATGTGGGATTATCTTAATGAAAACGGTGGAATGTCGTATGAAGAAGTGATTAAGTCAGTTAAAGAAGCAGTAAACGACAGACTTTCTGAAGATGGATATAGTCTTGATGATTTAATGGGTGAAAGTAACGAAATTAAAGAAGAAAATCAGCTTTCAAACCTTTATCAAAATTTAGACCCTAAACAAGCTGTTCAGAAAGCAAGTGTTGACCACCGTTATGCAATGAAATCAAACAATCAAGGTCAGGCAGATAAAATTGCTGGAAATCTAAAATCACATCTCGATTCAAAAAATTATAATTGGAAACAAGACTCATATGCAATGGAAATGCTTGGGGATTATTTACAGGAAGAAACACAAACCATGATACAACCAAATGGGACTTCGATGTCTAACAAGGCACAAGCAATTGGCGACCAAGGTGGTAGTGTACCAATGGGAATGCAATCAAGTGGTGGTATGAATGAAACGATTTCGAAAGAAAGACGTAATGATATGATGAAAAAAATTCAAGATGTTAGCTTTCAAGGTAATTCAGGAATACCATCAATGGCTTATTTAAGTAAACTTTCGGATGAAGAACTAACAAAACAATATGATATGGCACAAAAAAATGACCCAGAAGTAAGAAATAAAATAAGTAATGTGCTTGGATTAAATCGTTATCAAAACGAGGTTAATGAAAGCCTAAACTTATTAGAAGAATTAAATAACGAATTGGATGCATATTCAATTCATCACGATAAATTAAAGAAAATGGCAGAAGAAAGAAAACCATCGGCACTGGTACTAAGAGACAGGGTTGGAAGTGAAAATGAAACCAACTTCAAAAAGGATTTACAACACAGTGGTACTAAAGAAATCATTGACGTTGAAAAAGAACTTATGTACAAAGACCAGCAAACCGATATTGGTAATGACCCACAGAAATTAGGTCTGGATATTGAAAAGCAAGCACTCAAAACTACTGATGCTAAGAGTGGTGAAGCACTTAAAAATGTTGGTGATAGTGCAAATGATAAGGGAGATGAAATTCCTAAACGTAATTTAACTACAGCAGAACAGGATGAGATTGATTTATATCGTAAAGGTATGCATAGCTGGGTTTATGACAATGAACCAAGTAAACGATTTGAAGACCGTATGAAAGCCGATATGGGTGAAAAGATTATGGGTATGAGGGATAAACAATTGGCAGACATTGGTAAACAACCGATGTATAATAAAGACTCACAACCAGTTAATGATAAAAAAATTGAGGAATCAATGATTACTGGTAGATACCACGATATTTTAAATAAAAGACGTTTAATTGATTTTACTCTTGATGAAGTTCGTGGTGTTACTGCTGATAAGCTTAATGAAAGTTATTCTACATTAGATTTTACTGGACTTGGAAACAGTTATGTTAGTAAGAGTATTGACAATAAAGTAATTGTCAACGAGGGTATGTCAAAAATATTGGACGCATATAAATTTTATACCGATGGTAAAAAGGTTGTTGCAGTTAAAAATCCTGTTCAGAAATTAAATGAAAACACACAAAAAGCTGGAAAACCTGTTGTAAATGAACAAGTCGATAAAATGAAACATTTACTTGGTTATAAACCAGAAACATTCACTAACACAAATAACGTTAAGAAAAATAGAGGTTTTTAATATGAATGATTTTAATAAAATAACTAAAGAAGAGTTCGATAGCGCACAAAAGAAATATCAACCAAATGCTTGGATTCGGTTTGCATATAAGTATTTTTCAAAAGAAACGGAAAAAAAGAATATGTCACTTCGAAATAATATTACGTTTATATTATTGACATTTTTTCTTTTAGGTTTTTTCAGCTCAATATTTAACGCATCATATTCGTTTGTAAGTACAGTTGTTGTTGTTTATGCAATACTATTAACAATTTTAGTGTTATATTTATTCAGTGCAGTGTTTCTCAATAATTTAAGAATAAAAAAAATTGCAAAACATCTTGGCATTACAAAAATTGGATATATATTATTAGTGAAAAAAATTTACGGATAAACATAATTATTTTTTAAACAAAAGGGGGTATTATTGAGTTAATACCCCTTTTGTTTTATATTTAATTATCGAGTATTTATGTGAAAACGTGTATCATGAAAAGTTTAATGAAATTATTGTTTAATTCAACTGATTCAATTAAACAAGTGGAAAAAGAAAGAGATAAAGAAAATCAGGCATTAGCAAAATTGAATTTAAATGATATTATAATTGTCGATTTTCCAGATAATCAATATTTTAAAGAACAGACAGATAAAAAACAAATCGTGTTACATCATACGGTTAGTGGACAGGGTGTTGATGGTGACATAGCTTGGTGGAGAAGCACTGCTGATAGAATTGGTACTGCAATTATTGTTGGTTGGGATGGTAAGATATATCAATGTTTTAGTAGTAAATATTGGGCATATCATTTGGGTATAAGTGTTACAAATAACAAGGCGTTGAATATGGCATCCATTGGAATTGAAATGGATGCGTGGGGTGGTTTGGTTAGGCACAATAGGTTGTGGTATCCCGCAAAATGGGATGCAGACATTAAGAAATTCATTGCAAATACCGCAGTTAAACCAATTACGAATGTTCAAACATATGACCAAGGATATAGGGGTTTTTATGGTTATGAAAAATATACAGATGCTCAAATTGAAGCAGTTAGACAACTATTAGTATTCTGGGGTGAAAAATATAAAATTCCCTTGAATTATAATGAAAATATGTGGGACATATCACAAGAAGCACTTTCGGGAAAAGCGGGTGTTTGGACACACACATCATTCAGAAGCGATAAATCGGATTGCTATCCCGATGAAAGACTTATAAATATGTTGAAATCACTAACATAATATGGGACACGTATATAAAATATCTAATTCTGTGGATGATAGAGTTTACATTGGAAGTACAGTCAATCTTAATAGAAGGTGGTTGGAACATAGAAGAGATTTATCTAATAATAGACATGGGAACGCACATTTACAAAATTTTGTAAATAAATATGGATTAAATTCATTAATTTTTGAAATTTTGGATGAATGTGACAATTCAAATTTGTTAACACGTGAACAATATTATTTGGATAATTATTTGAATAAGTTTAACATTGCATTAAATTCGTCTGCACCCATGTTAAATAAAAAACATACTGCAGAAGCATTATTGAAAATATCCAATAGTAGCACTGGATGTAATAATGGTATGTATGGGAAAAAAAGACCACAATGGTTAATTGATAAACTAACTGAAGCCAGTCTTGGAAGAGAAAAAACATTGATTGAAAAAATTATTCGTCAAATTAATTTACCTAATCGTAAAGAAATTATACTAACAAATAATGCCGAAAGTATTTATTGTTTTAGTATATCGCATGCTTCTACTATTGTCGGTGTATCACCTCAATCAATATCTAAAGCATTAAATAAATCATATAAATCGAAAGGATGGGATGTTTCATTATCAACAGATGAATTTTATAATAAGGAAGTGTTGTTTTCTAATTTAAATTTATTTAATGAAAATTGCCACCCACAAACCGAATTAATTCAAATGCTCAAATCTTTATAATAATGGGTAATACTCAAAAATATCATATAATCAAAGACAGGGTTGAAATATATAAAGACTTTGCACTAAATCTGATGTATTATATTCAACACTATTATATAGATTATGAAAGTCTTAGTCAAGACGAAGACATTTATAACCATTTTAAGTGGTGTTTTAATAAAGTCTGTGCAGAATTTGCGTTAGAAGGTATTGATTTTAGTGAAAATATGGCATTGAAAGAATATTTTTACACATATTATTATCACCAGTTTTATAGAGCAAAGAATAATTCGGCTCACGACACCACAATTCAACATTTTGAAAAATTTTGGAAACAGATTTTTGAAATCGATAAACAAAAAAACAAAAACATCATAAACATCCTCATTGAAATTTATCAGATATACGATAAATCAATAAATCAAGAGAAAAATATATTAGAAATTGTTTAAAAACTCTTGCATTTTGTATTTATAAACACTATTTTTACAAAAATTATATTTATTTAATCTAAATTAAAATTATGGTAAATTTGAAACTCGACCTCGTTAACAAATTAAATAACGAAAAGTATTATGAAGAACTTGAATTAGTGCGTCTTGCGCAAGAACCTAATATGAATTATAAGGAAAAAATTGATGCAATGTCATATAGATTGCAGAATCTTGCACTTCTCAATGCCCAAATTGGGTTAGTTGCACAGTATTTCCAAGAACCACAACAAGGTGGTGCACCAGCAAATGTTCCACAAGGCGAACCAGTAGCACAAGCACCACAAGGTAAGGTTCATCAAGGTCAGACTCATGGAGAGTAAAAATGATAACATTAACTGAAATATATCAGTTTTTATTCATATCTTCCATCATTTTCATGCTTTATGTTCTTGGTGAATTAGGCATTAAAATGTATGGAAGATTTGTTTTAAAGACGGATGCCAGATTCGTATTAACGAAAGTTGAAAAGCTTTTATTCTGGTTATCATTAGCAATATTTTTTACATACATTATATAATGAAAATAATTGAAGCAGCATTAAACCCAACCGATGGATATATTCATTCGTTTATACGAAATACCGTTAAAGGATGGTGGGAAATAGAAATTGGATTGCCGAAGGCTTGGGTTTTCGATGAAAATAATGATATTAGTTGTGAAGTTTTAGCTGAAACTGAAATGGGTAAACTAATTAAAATTGCACCGAAGAACACAAAAGTGGTTATCGATGACTTGATTCTATTCGTTGAAATAATAATTGAGACTAACAAAAAGATTGCCGAAAAAGAAAAACAGTTCACCGATAAGATGGCTGAAATGAAAGGTGTTTTAGAACAAGAAGCAAAAAAATTCTATAAAGAACTTGATGAATTAAAGGAAAATTCATTTAGACATCTTAATGATAGTTTTGTTAAAAATTTACATCCAGAGGTAGAAAAGAAACCAAGAAAACCCAGAACATTAAAATCTGATGGTGAGGTTGTAAACAGTACTGAAACTAACAATCAATTATCATTGGAATAATATGTCAATTGATAAGAACATGAAAATTATCGACTCTGATGATGATATTGATTTAGAATCCCTTTCTAAACATCTTGAGGAAGATACTAAAAGAAAAAAAAACTTAACACTTTTTGAAATCGAAGAAAGTGGAAAATCGCTTTTGATGGAAATCGAAAGGAAAAAGAAAAACAAAGAACTTCAAAAAAACAAATTAATTCCATATATAATCAGATATGGTAATGAAATATACAATGCCGATGAACTGAAATCATATGTATTTGAAGATGTTCAAGACATTTATAATCAGCTCAAAAAAGAAAATAGGTCTTCATTTATGAAATTTTTTCATTTTTTATTTAATATTGAATAATATTAAATTATCTTTGTCATTATTAACCTTAATTTATAGAATATGGCAACACAGTTATTTGATGAAGTGTTTAATGCATCGAGCATATATGAAATGTTGTTTTTCAACATTAAGTCTGTTTTGGAACACCCTACGCTTGAAGACCTTGAAGAAAAAAACAAACCATTATATCAGCGTTGGTTGTATTTAACTAAAACCAAATATAATTACGGTCAAGACACGAGTGCACAAACTGTATATGAAGAAAATGCCATTTATTATCCAGAGTATTGTAGAATACTCGCTATCACATATGCAAATCTGTATATGGAAAATGGTCAACTAAAAAGAGAATTTAAAAAAATCTGTAATGAAGACGAACGATTGGTCATTGAAACGTTTATGACTGAACTTCACTTACTATCAAGTGCAGCAACCAAATCGAGTCCACCATATTTTTCACCACTATGTGGACATAATATAATTAGTTACGATATTCCGCTCTTAATAAAACGGTTTATTTTATTAAATGGTGGTGGTGATGATGCAACGAAACGACAATTACCATCGATACTTAGAAGAAGTTTGAGTATTAAGCCTTGGGAATCTGGAATTGTAGATACTGTGAATGTTTGGAAGTTTAATGGTTATGATAACATGCCATTAATGCTTATCGCAGATTTTCTTAAATTAAAAAAGTCTGTTGACCTATTACCTCTTGATGAATTATCTAAATATTATTGGAACAATATTAATACCGATTCGAAGGAAACATTGGACTTTATAGCGTTGCAATCTGCAACCCAAACGAATCTTGTTATACAATTAATTAATGAGTTGAGAAAGTTATAAATTTTAATATATTTTCTTCTCAATATTCAAAGCAAATCAGAAGTGATTTGCTTTATTTTTTCTATTTATTACTATAAAACAATAGATAGCATTATGGCAACGAAAAAAGCGTTATTAATTTCTGGTGGGGGTTCATGGGGAGCATTCGGTGGTGGTACTTTGGAGAGAATTAATGGTGAATACAATACAATTATTGGGGTATCAACAGGTAGCTTATTAGCACCACTGGTTGGATTAAATGACTGGGAATTACTTAAAACTGCATATACTACGGTTAGTAATGGTGATATTTTTGATTGTCCTTGGTATAAGGGGATGCCACTTTCTAAGAAAGGTAAGATTAGGAAGTTTCCAATAATAATGACATTTTTATTAGGTGAAAAAAATATCTGCACCTCTAATGCATTAAGAAAAACAATCGATAAGTTTTTTCCTTTGGAACATTTTAATAAACTAAAAAATGAGAATATCGAGATTCTTGTCGGTACACAAAATTTTGCACAAATTCCTTCTAAAATACATTATTTTAGTTCATTAACCGAAGACCATGAAGAATTTAAAGACTGGATGTGGTGTAGTGCAAATTTTCCGTTTTTCACAACTTTAGTTAAAAAAAGTTGGCATGATATTACGGGAAGGTTTCATGTTGGTAATTGGAGTGATGGTGGATTAACTGATTTAGTTGGACTTGACCAATTGATGATGAAGGGATATAAAGAAATTGATATTATTTTACATAGAACACGTATTGAAGAAAAGCTTGAGGGTAACGTTATTAATAATCTTGTTGATAATGTAAACACAAGTATTAACGCAATGAGACATGATATAGAATTTGAATACTTATTCGATAAGATTAAAAGACTTAATAAACAGGGTGCAAAGGTTACTGTTTATTGGCTACCACGAAAATTAAGCAAGAATTCTATGTTGTTTAATAAAAACGAAATGCTTGTTTGGTGGAATGAGGGATATGAAACGGCTTTTGACTCGAATCGTATACAGGTTTTCGAGGCAATTCCAAAGAAATTTTAATTAAAGCCAATATGGATAATTATTGGTGATTTTATTCCTTAATATCACTTTGAAGGATTCTGGTAGGTATTCATATAGATAGTTGCTTAAACCATCCCAGAATTGAAAATATGATAGTAATTTGACACGTTTTTCATTGTCAAGCTCCTTCCACAACATTTCTGCTTTATATTCGACTTCAGTATTCATATGAATAAATACTAAAGTAATTCTAATCTACCCATGCCAGAACATCATTAAATGTTCCATCAATAAATTCTGCATCATCATATTTATCAAAATCTTCTTCAGACATAAGTGCACGCTTTACTCCACGTGTGCCATTTAGCATATAATTAAACATATCGTACATGGTTTGAAAGAATATATATCTGTTATCATGATAGATAAAAATAAAACTATCTTTCCAGTTTGGGTCTTCATCGGAATAATTTAGCAGGACACCTAATGTCCTACTATTATCTGAAAATTCTTCATTATGAATTGTTTTTAATTGTGTTTTCATATTTTTTGGAATAATTAGCTAAAAATTCTGGGTTTGAATGTACTTTATATATAAAATTTACGAAATGTTGTGTTTCTTTAAACGGTGGTACTCCCTTGTACTTAAGTACATTACCCTTTCCAGCATTATAGGAAGCAATAGCCAATTTCCACGAATATTCATTACTATTGCCCCTACTTACCCAAAAATCATGTAAATCGTTTAAAAGATTAAGACCGATGTATATATCTTCTTTATTCCTTTCTAAACCGAGTGTATCTACATTAAGTAATTTGTAGTACATTTTACGTGTTTCTGGCATTAATTGCATAAAACCACTTGCACCAACTGGTGATAATGCAGTTTCTTTAAAACGAGATTCTATATATATTAATCTAAACACAGTTCTAATTGGTATGCTGTGTTGTGTTGAAATATCGTACACGTACACAATATATTCCGAATCAAAATGTTCTGGGATTATGATTTCTGCATTAGCTTCAATATATCCAATCAGTTCTTTCAAATATATTTGTTTTTCTAATTGAACAATTTTTTCACTCATCATTTTATTTTGCTCAATTATTTGATTCAACATTGTTTCATCCGAAAATTCTGCTTTGGTATCAATAATATTGCCAATGCTGAATACTGCAAATAGTAATAATAATGTTAAGATGATTTTTTTCATGATTTAGGTTTTTAGTGGTATTATTTACTGAAAATCAATTAATTATCCATTGATAATGTTTTCTGGATTTTGTTGATATGTGGTTTATTAAGACTATAATACCCAGAAATTTTTGATTTTCTGGGTATTATAAGAAGCAGGTTATTAGAACCGCTACCAATAGAGTGACTTCGGGGTATTTTGTTTTTAATCAATATTGGTATGTTTGTTTTTAAACTCATATTGTCAATATAAATACTTTATATTTTAAAAAAGTTAAATTATTTCAGGTGTATTGAACTTATCCATCAATCTATCAATGGTTTTGGTTGGTTCATATCTAAATAAATATGATTCACCAATTCTACCGAAACCACATCGTGTTGCAACTGAAAACAATTTATATTCATTAAATTCCCTATCAGTCTTATCACCTAATTCTTTTAATGAATAATACTCGGATGCAGGGATAGTATCTTTCTCCTTAACATCACCAATTTTGTTGTTAATTATAACCGTTTTACGTTTAAAATAATAGTCAAAATTGATTGCGTTATTCTGAAACGGTTTCACCAGTGCAATTATTAATGTATTATCTGCATGGAAATCCCTATAAAGCATTTCAACAAATTCTTCAGGTATTTCGTGTTTACGAGAATCGGCACGCAATACAAGTGAATGTATTAATACGAGTTTTTTATAATCATTAATATCAATCAATCCATTTTTAATTACGAATCGAAGTTCTTTATATATATCTTCGATATTATGTGCAGCAATTAATTTATTTAGATTGAATTTAAGCATTTTAGCTAATTCAATATTCCAAACAGAAAAACCATACTCACCAATAATTAATGGTGATTTTTTTTCATTGATTCTTAATAATGAAACAGTCCCATCGTATTCGGTAATTATATTTTCATTAATTGTGATTAAATCGTAATTTTTACGATATGCACAAGTTTTAAATGAAATATTTGACCATATTTTAATATCAGTTCTATTCATCTCGGCAAAGTTAAGTATTTTTTTTAAAAATGCAAATTTTTATTGAAGCAGTTCGTGTGACTTTTCCATTTTAGTTAATAAGTTGGTGAAATATAAACGAATACCATTCTTATTTAAATATTCTTTGGGTTCGAAATTCAAGTCTATAGAATCAGTCCAATACAATTGAACACTAAATCTTTCCATATCATTAATGAAATCATCAATAGTTACTGGTATTGACATCATATATGTGATTCCATCCTTAACATCCCTTTTAATCGTATAATATGTTGGATAGAATTCCAGAAAGATTTTATCATCATTACTAAATTTATGCCAGTTAACCATGTTTTTGCCACGCCAACCATCGAAAAGTTTTTCAGAATTATCACTTGATACTGGATATAACATGTCAAGCTTGAAGGGTTTAGCGAGAAATTCTTTGAATCTCTCGCTTCCCATTGTTTTTATGTATGGAACTACCTTAATCATTTGTTTGTGGATATTAGTGTTGATTTGTATGTACCATCACCATTTGGTGTAAATCTCAGTATTTTATAATACATTCTTGACCATTCTTGAATAAAACCGTTTCCAATAATATTACAAATCATCTTTATTTCAACCTCACCGTTATCGAATTCCTTTACATATGTGTCACCTTCATCACCCAAGTATTTAAGATTTGCTCCCTCTTGTCTTGGGAAATAAGTGTCGGCAGATTGTTTTCTACCAAGAGTTTTATCGCTACTCGTTTCTCGTACTTCTGAAGTCCAAGTATCGGTTTGAATTACATTACTTGCAATTTCCCACTTATTGTCCGACCAACGCCATAGATATAGATTTCTTTTTGAAGTGTAAATATCTAAACTGTGCTCAAAAATTAAATCAAATGAAAAACCATCTCGCCATGATTCAACAACTGTCTTACTCTTAGTTATGTCGTCATATTTATCATAACCAGTTGTTGTAATAGTGGTATCGTATGAAATCATATATAAGTTATGGTCTGCATCGACAAACGAGTATATTGATAATCTTAATCTACTTACACTTTTATCGTAAAAATTATCAATATAATTATTAATTCTAAGAGTATCAAGTGATTTTCTACCTTCTACACTGCCAGAATTTAAATAAAATGTTGTTATGTGTTCTGATTGATACTCAAAGTTTGCCCACGTACCTTGACACGTGCCTTGATAGTTAATATCTGGTTTATTGACTTCGGGAACTGTTTTAACTTCAGGTTCAGGAACTGTTTTAACTTCAGGAAGTCTTTCGATATTGGAAAGGGTTTCAAGTTTGGTGTTAATCTCATTAAAAAATACGTATCCAAGAAAAGCACCTAGTGCAAGAACTAATAAAAATTTAAATAGTGTTTTCATATTATTATTTTTTTGTTACAACCATTATACGAAAAATGTTGAAATTTTGTTACAAAAAAATGCACGTATTTTAATGATACGTGCAAAAGGTTTAGGTTTGTGTCTGATTATCAATCAACTCGTTTGAATATTCCAACGGATATTACCATGATTTCATCGGGTTCTATGCCTTTTTTTATTTCACGTTCAGCTAATGAACTAACTACATAATCAGTAAATAATTCACCAATATTGGTATGGTTACGGTCATTTACTTCGAAGAGAAGTTCTTCTGTATCGTTGTCAATAAATTTAGCAGTAATTCTTGATGTTTCTTTTTTATACCTTGCCATAAATATGATTATTATTTTGGTAATTTTATGTTATGTTTTTTAAATAGATGTAATAATGCTTCCGCATTTCCCATCGCATCGTCAACTGGATTGTGCGTGTGAGCACTTATTCTATGTTGCTTCCATTTATAATATAAATCATGTTCTGCTCCACAATACAAATCACCTATTCTTCTTGACGACCACCCAAATGGATTACTACCAGTGAATCTTAAAAAATAATAATTAATCCAACTGGAATCATAACCATTGTTATCTGAAATCAAAACTGGTTTACTCACACTATTTTCTCTGAGCCATTTAGCGAAGTCTTCCATAACCTTCTGTGGGTCATCAAAAGTTTCATGTGTTTCTCTACTAAACCCACTTACTGCAAGTGCATTTTTATCATAATGTTCTGATATGGGTTTTACTTTCCCATAAAATGTGGTATTAAGTTCTGGTGTGAGTTTAACCACACCAAAGCATACCATACTATGATGACCTAATAATCCACCATCTGACTCTACATCAACTACAAATAAACTCATTTGTTTATAATATTTAAAATTTTATCTTTTATTCCCGATTGTTTAATTCCTTCACTTACTTTTGGAGTTCTAACAAAATGTTCGGGACTTATCCAAGGACTTAAATCTAAGTCATCAATTGCAATCCAATTTTGAACTTCGTGTTCGTGTACGTATTTCAATATTTCATCAGCACGACAATCATGTAATTGTGAGGGTGAAGTAAATTTAACTCCCCAGAGCTTTGGTGTAATATCAGTAACTACGGCATTCACAGAGTTCCATTCGAATATTTCATTCATTTGTTCAATACTATAGTGATGTTTCCAATCACTTGAAAGTATGATAATTGAATTTACCTCTTCTATTATAGAATTAAAAACTTTAACGCATTTTTCATCAAAACGATAGCAATCATATGTTGGATGCCACTTTTTTCTATTGGTGCTGAATTGATGTGAGGTGGCTAAAACACCATCGATATCCAAAAATATGTAAAATTTAGTTTCCATTATTCTTTTACATCAATAGCATCTTCAATACCATCGGAAGATAATAACAATATTTCAGTAATTGCTTTTTTAAATGTTTCTTTGGGTAAAGCACCCATCGCCATTTGTGGTTGACCAGTTAACGGTACGAATAGAATTGAAGGAATGCTTCTAATTCCAAACACTGAAGCGAGTTTATTCTCGGTTTCGGTATTTACTTTATAAAAATCAATATTTGGATATTCCATGCTAAGTTCTTCGAGAATTGGTGCAATCATTTTACATGGGTTACACCAGTCTGCATAAAAATCAATAATTGCTGGTTTAGTTCCTTTGAATTCCCATTCACCACCATTTGTATAATCAAAAACCTTTTCATTAAACGTTTCTACTGTTAAATTTTCCATTGTTGTTTATTATTTATAATTATTATTTAAAAATTTTGTTCATCAAAATCAATCATCATACCAGATGGTAAGATTTTTAGCTTAACATCGCATATAACTGATGTTTCGGATTGCTTATATATATTAATCACACCTGTTTTTTTTAAATCATTGATGTCAATTTTAATTTCACAATTCCTTGTATTAAGTTCATCGGAAATAGCTTTAGCGTGTTCAAAGTCTTCTCCCATAATTGCAAAAGTATATACCATTGCTAGGTCTTCGATTTCTAATAAAGTTAAGTCTATATCAGTATTTACCTTAATTGCCAGTATTTCGGCTGGACTTACATCTAAACCAATGGTATTTTTTATTTTTTTTGCAATGTATTTTTTTAATTCTTTTTCCCAGTCTACCATAATTATTTAATTTGAATAAAGGTTGTAAATATAGTTTATATAAATGGAAAAAGCAAGCATTATACTTGCTTTTTATAACCATGTATTTCATCGAGTTCTTTCCAAAATGTGGTAAGAGTTTCTGTATCAAGTTCGTCTACATACCATTTAAGTGCTTTTAAAAATATTGGTCTACGATATTCGTATTCCTCGACATATTTTTTATACATTTGACTTCCATGCTCCTTACTATATAGAGCGTTAGCACGCATATCACACATTTTTACAATGATTGATATATGGTTTTTTACTGTTTTACCCATTGTGAATAAATGACGTAACAAACGATTTTCTTCATGTACGTCAGTAACATCAAGTACAACCCGTGCCACTTTTTTGTTTGTAACAGTTGCAACATCATTGAAGGTCAGTTGTGCATCTTCGATAAGGTCATGACAACTACCAGCAGCACGTGCAATATGATAATCTTCATATGAGTTAAAAACAGTTGCGTATTTGTCGATGCCGTCTTCAACCATTTTAACATGAACATAGTAATTTTTACCGTCATATTCACAATTTGCTTTATTGTGGGCATGTTTTGCGAAATCGCTAATCAGATTTAAATCCATAGTTTTATTTATATATGTTTTGCAATTATACGAATAATTTTTTAAATTTGTTACAGATATATCGAAAAAAATAAATTGAATTTCATTTGGAATTAAAATTCTTTTACTATATTTGCAGAAATAATTTTTGATATCGTGGATAAAAGACTTATTAAATTAGCTGCCATTCATTATTATAAAGAAAATATTGAGGGTGAACCGTTAGACCAAGACGTACCAATAGAATGTTTTGAAGCTGGTGCAAAATTTATTTTAAGGTCATATAATATAAATGGTAATAGAAGTACCAGTCAATACGATAATGATGACAAAAAATTTATAACCAATATTGAAAAGATTATGAAAGTCGAAGGCTTTTACATTACTGCAAATGGTGACCCCACTGTTGGAATCAATCCTGCTACATGGGAACTAAGAAATGATTTTTATTTTGATAATCAAGAAGAACTTGAAGAATTTCGAAATGAAATTAAAAGTCTTTTCGAATCATATTGTGGAGAAGTAACAAATGTTATTACGTTTGAAGAAGAACAACAGATGATTGATAAAGAAGAACATCGATATTTTGAAGAATTCCCAGTAAGATATTTGATTCGCAGTAAAGATTATATAGATAATATATATAAAAGAGCGGGTTGCACTGGCATGTATTCTCCTAATGTTGGCACTGCAATACATAAAGAACTTCCAAATTGGATTTCTGAAAACAGTAATGATGATACTGAAGTAATAAAATCGACAGACCCAAAATTCAAACAAATTTTATTAGATGAAGCTGAAAGACTTGAACATGAGATTCGTAATGACGAAATGAGTTTGAAAAACGCTAAACTAAATCTTGCTCTTATTCAGAAAGAACTTAAATACGGGCAAAAATGATAACTCCCGAACTCAATAAATATAAAAATATAATTTTTCTTGATATTGACGGAGTCATGGTAAATTATGATTCAATGATATTGCCAGAAATGGACGACAATTATCATCAATTTCATCCAACATGTGTCGATAATCTAAATAGAATTATTGAAGAAACTAACACCGAAATTGTAATATCGTCATCTTGGAGAAATGCTTTGGGTAGTGATGAAGCAAACCTAAAATGGATTCGAGATATTTTCATTAAACGAGGATTTAAATATCCTGAAAATATTATAGGTCAAACAATTCGAGCATATAAATATGTTCAAAAGGGAATTCATTTATCAATACCTCGTGGTGTCGAAATTAAGCAATGGTTAGATATTAATGTGGTATATCCTTGGATTGGAAATCCTGAACGTGATGAAGAATTTAAAACTTATAGAGATGATGGTAGTTTCAAATCAATGCGTCATAATATTAAAAATATCGATTTTAAATTCGCAATTATTGATGATGATGCGGATTTTTTATTGGAACATAAAAACGATTTCTTTCAAACATATAATGAAACTGGATTAACTGAAGAAATTGCTGAAAAAATAATTAATAAATTTAAATAAGTTATGTGACATAATTAATGTTAAATCTTCCGAATTATGTCCTAATAGTAGAATTAATGTTGAATGTGTTTGTAGTGAATGTTCAAAAATTTTTAGTGTTCCGTTTGGTCAATACCTTAGAATGCAAGAAAAACCTGTTTGTTCTATAATATGTCGTATGAGTAAAACGAAACAAATAATTGTTGAAAAATATGGGGTTGATAATATATCAAAAATTGAATCAGTAAAATTCAGTAAGAAAAATAGTTCACAGGCAAAATATGGGGTTGATAACATATCACAATCAGACATAATAAAAAATAAAAAAATAAAAACCACATTGGAACATTATGGTGTTGATAATATATCGAAATCTGAAGTTATAAAACTAAAAAAAATTGAGACCTGTAGAAAAAATTATAATGTTGATTATCCATCACAATCTCCAATTATAATGAGTAGATATGTGAAAACCATTCAAAATAAATATGGTATAGAATTCACAAATATAAGTCAAATCGCTGAGATTATGGACAAAAAATATATTAGTGGTATTCGTAGTAAGAAATATATACTACCTTCAGGTAAAATAGTAAGGGTTCAAGGTTATGAAGCACACGCAATAAAATATTTATTATATCGTGGAATATTGGAAGATGATATTATTATTGGAAATAAAGAAATTGAAAATGTAATTGGTAAATTTTGGTTCTATAATAACAAGAAAAATAAAAATTGTAGGTATTTTCCAGATATATTTGTAATTTCGCTAAATACAATATATGAAGTTAAATCACAATATACTATGAATTTAAATGTTGATTTAATTGGACTTAAAAAACAATCAATTATGGACAAAGGATTTAATTTTGAATTTTTAGTGTTTAATAATAAAGGTATAAATATTTAGACAATGACTGATATCGAAATCATTGACAAGGTTCTTAAATCAAATAAACCTTCCGATATTTTTATCGGTGACTGGAAACCCGTGTATAAATCATATAGATTGTTATAACTTGTTTAGACCAAGTTCCTGAAAATATTCCTGTAACAATTGGTGGCGAATTAACTACTAAAACTTTCAAGGAAATTGCACGATATTGTGATATTAATATAGAATATCCATGTTATTCCGACACTGGTTATAAAATTTAATTTGATAATATAAATAAAATAATTATATTTACGACAAAATTTAAACAATGGAATTATTTGACGACAAGTACGCAGACCATGTTAATACATATGGTACACCTAATAGCAGATTTCTTAATGAAATTAGGAATGCAGGTTTCAATCCAATTGCAATCACAGTGATGATGTGCGAAGAAACCATTGTGTTTAAGTCTAAAGCAGAAGCTCTACGGGCATGGGAAAAATTTAAACCAGAAGGTTGGTGGTATAATTTATCTGACTTCGATGAAAGTCATGAACAATATGTTAAAGAAATGTATGGTGGTGATGAAGACCGAGCACCACTTGTATATTGGTTGGATAAAAACTTTGAACCGAAATGAAAACAATTAAGGATTTAACTAAAGAACAGGTAATCGAAATTTCGAAACTAATTTACCCGTTCTTCGATACCGTTGAAGGAGAATATGAATATTATTATCAACCCTATGACCCTTCGTGGTATGAAGATGCAAGAGAATATGTGCAGTTAAAATTCAGAGGCGTTACGACAGGTGATACTGTTGATACATTAATTCTTCAAATCAGTCAAAATCTTGATTGTTGGTTTTATTATTCACGTGATTATATGCACCATCTACCAAGTAGAAATCAATGTGCGGTACAAAGACAATTTATTGAATGGGGTATTGAACCTAATTACGAGAGAGGATAACATGAAATTCTTAATACAAAAAATCAATGGCGAAATCAGACATGATTTTGCATTTACCTTGCTTGAATCCATTAGATTTAAGAAATGGTTAAGTCCAGAGGATAAAATCGTAGTTAAATTTGCCGATACCTTTGAGATAACTGACCCTGACATGATTTACCCCAATCCATTTAAACCTTATCATAAGGACTATGTGCCTGTGGGTAGTGTGGACTTCGTTACCGATTTTCTCATGTATTTTTATAATATATACCCGAAGCCGATTAACGTACCGCAGGAATTATTTGGATTTGCAAATCGACAAATCTTTAATGGTAATCATTTATCGTTGGAAAATTGTGCTGGTAGATTTTTTGTTAAGAGTAATGATAAAATAAAACATTTTACCAAAATAGTAGAATGTCATGATACTGGTAATCAAGGAACATTATATTCAGTACCAATACCTGTTGGAAATTATCAAATATCTGAACTAACTCAAATTGAAAGTGAATGGCGTTGTTTTGTATACCAAGGTAAACTCGTTGGGTTACAGAATTATAGTGGTGATTTCACAATGTTTCCAAATATTGAATACGTTTCATGGATGATTCAACAATATAAAAGTGCGCCAATAGCATATACTTTAGATGTTGGTGTATTTGATGAAAAAACGTTTGTGATTGAGTGTCATGAATTCTTTAGTTGTGGACTCTATGGATTTGCTGACCATAATATATATCCTAATATGTTATATCGTGCATTTAAAGAATTTTTAAATAAAAACTTATGAGAACACGTGGTAAGGGTTTAAAAAAAGAAATTTGGTTTTCTATCTGTAGTTCTCATCAAGAATATGATGAGAATTGTCCAAGATGTACCAACGGAACTTGGAATAATGTAATTAAATATAAAATAAGTTCGTTTATATTTGATGTTTGTCCTTCGCTATGGCGTTGGTGGGTTAATCGAAAATAAAAATAATTAATTAAAATATGAATACAAGCGATTTAAAATCATTCAATTATCTTGAAAACGGTGAGATATCATTTTCAATGTTTGATACAATTAAAACCAATAAGTGTCTTGATGCGGGTTTTTACGATATTACTTATTTAGAATCATATCCTGAAGGTCGTGTTGTTCTAAATGTGAATAAAAATACTGAAACAGTTAAAATTCACAACTTTCCAGAAAGGGAAAAAATTGATAATTTATTTGATTCATTTTTTAATGAAACGGTTGTTGAAAAAATATCATTATTGGGTTTTTATCATAAAACAGGTATTTTATTGTTTGGTAAAGAAGGAACTGGTAAATCAACGATAATCAAATATTATAGTAGTTTGGCTATTTCTAAAAAACATGCAATTGTTTTTCACATGAATTGTTATTCACCAAGCATGTCAAAATGTTGGGATTTTATTGTGAAAATCAGAAAAATTCAAAATAATCCAATTGTTGTCATTTTTGAAGAATTTGATGAACACATAAAAAATAGAAATGATGCTGTATTGAAAACAATTCTTGATGGAAATCTAAGCATTGATAATTGTATGTTTATGGCAACGACAAATCATATTAGTGAAATTCCAGAAGCAATAAAAAATCGACCATCAAGATTTAAATATGTTTTAAATATTGAAGGATTGCACGATAAAAATGATATATATATCATAGTTGAAAAAATGATTGGTGATTTGTTTTCGAAAGAAGATATCGATACATTTGTAAATGAATTAATTGGTCAGCCATTAGATTTCATAAAGCAGTTTTGTATTGATAAAATAATGAAATTGAATTCATATACTCATAATAAGAAAAAACAAGTTGGTTTTAAAAAATTTAATTAATTTGTAACAAATTTTATGTGAGTTTCGTATAATCAATAAAACATAAAAATGATAACAAACGATTTTGAAAAACTGATTAAGGAGTTTCCAAAACTCTATAAGAAAACCAGTACTGGTGCAATTCAGGAATGGTGTGTACGTGTTCATACAATTGTTGATGAACCAATAATTGTGAATAATTACGGTCAGTTCGGTGGTAAAATCCAAGAAAGTATTGAAAAAGTGCTTGAGGGTAAAAATACTGGCAAGGCAAATGCCACAACAGCATTAGAACAAGCACTTACACAAGCACAAAGCCGTTGGGAAAAACAATTAAAAAAAGGATATGTTGAAAATATGGAAGATGCACAAGCAGGTAAGACCGATGACTGTATTGAAGGCGGAGTATTTCCAATGCTTGCTCATAAGTTCAGTGAACAAGGACATAAAATTAAATACCCTGCATTGGCACAACCCAAGTTGGATGGGTGTGTTTCAGATGATACTATTATTAGTACTAACATTGGTGATTTATCTATTGGTAATATTGTCAATAATAATATTGATTGTTTAGTTAAAACATATAATGTAAAAACAAAAAAAACTGAATATAAGAACATATTAAATCGAATGAAGAGTGATATTGATAATAATATGTCGATACAATGGTTTGAAATTGAAACTGATGATGGTAGGAAATTAAATGTTACTGGAAATCATTTAGTATTTTTACCTAAATTGAAATGTTGGCGTAGGGTCGATGAATTAGTAGAATCTGATAAAATTTTAAATATTTTCTAAAATATCCATCCAATTTTGGTTGTCTTAAGTATTTATAAGTAAACCAATAATTTTATGACACCATTAGAAAAATTTCGAAATTTAGAATTAGATTATAAAATCTTATCACTTTCTTCTCAAAATCATGTCAGACGTAAATATGTGAGAGAATATATTTTAACTGAGGAATTAATTAGATATTGTATGGAAAAACTTAATTATTCTGCATATCATATAACAAAAGAAATTTTTTCTGAAAAGGGTTATTGTGTTGATGCAGGTACTGTAATTGATTTTTGTAAAGAAAAGGGAATTAAAACATTTTCATTAAAAGAATCTGCAAGCAATCCTTTAGTTAGAAATAAATATGAAAAAACATGTAAAATAAAATATGGTGAAGTTAATGCATTAAGTAAAAATACATGCGCTTATAATAAACGAAACAAAACAGTTAAATCCAAATATAATGTAGAAAATGTGTTTCAATTAGATTCGGTGAAAGAAAAATCTAAGGCAACGATGATTGAAAAATATGGTGTATCTTCCAGTATCTTTTTACCAACATTTGAACGGAATTACGGTAGAAGAAGTAAAATTCATTTAAAAATTGAAAAAATTCTTAAAGAAAATGGAATTGAATTTGAATCAGAAGCGAAAAATAGATTTTTAACATTTAACGAGTTACGTCAAAGCGAATATTCACCAATTGTTGATATTTTAATTGAACATAAGAAAATAGTAATTGAAATAAATGGGAATAAATGGCATGCTAATCCGAAATATTATAAATCAACGGATATGATTGAAAAGTGGGATGGTCTTATTTCAGCTTCGGATGTTTGGGAATTAGATAATTCTCGTAATAATCAAATAAGAAATTTTGGATATGAAGTGATTGTGTTATGGGAAGATGAAATTAATAAAAATTTAACACTAATAAATGAAATATTATATGAAAAAGTTTTCAAGAATTAAATCAATCGAAAAAATTGAAGCATTAAATCGATACGATTTAGAGATAGAAGATAATCACAATTTTTTTGCTAATGGGATATTGGTGCATAATAGCAGGATGACTTCCCAAAACCACGATGATGAAACTACGTTGTGGTCACGAACCCGTAAACCAATTAATAGTGTTCCTCATATTTCTAATGAAATAAATAAGGGATTATTAATATATGGTAACATTCTGATTAATAGATTGGATGGGGAATTATATAATCATGAATATCACAATAATTTTGAGGAATTGATGCATTATATTCGTCAGGAAAAGTATATTCAAGGTAGTGAGGTTATTCAATACCATGTGTACGATTTTATTCATCCAACATTAACAAACAAAGAACGTAATGAGATTTTGCAAAAATTTAAACCCAGATTTGAAGATACTCCTGTTCATATTGTTGAAACCATCATTGTTAATGACGAAGATGAACTCATGATGGCTTTCGAACACTTCCTTGCAGAAGGTTATGAAGGGTGTATGGTCAGGAATATGGATGGTCTGTATGTGAATAAACGTTCATATGATTTACAGAAGGTGAAAGAGTTTCTCGATGATGAGTTTAAAG